AAGTGGAAATAAATTTGATCAATATTTATATTTAGTTGAAATTAATTCAGATACTACAGTAGTTCCTCTTGGATTTGCACAAAGTGTAGCTAATTCCACATTAACATTAATAAATAATGGTAATAGAATAGTAACTAAAATATTTGATTTATTATATAAAAAAATTGGTAATTTATATAAAACATATTATGTTGTTTCATCAGCTATAGAAATAGTAAATAATACTTATACATATTATCTTGATTCAAAATATGAAATAAATAATGTATTATCAGTAGGAATATATCAAAATACATTTCAATATGCAGAGTTTTATAAACAAATTAAATTAAATGAAATATATTTATTTATGAATGAAGAAATAAATCAATATAATATAACTAATGCAGGTGCATCAATACCATCTTCTAAATTTTATTTGGTATCTTATAATAAACTTAGTTTAACTAATTTATTTTATAATGGTAAATTTATACAAAATGAACAAATGAAAAAGAAAACAAGCACATCCACAACTACTATACAAGAAATTGTTATACCAGAATTTAATAATTATACAAAGTTTTTTTCAAATATAAGTATATATTTCAATGATCAATTAATTGAAGAATTAAATGAGAATATATTTAATATAGATAAATATTTATATTCAACAGAAGAAAAACGTAATCAATTATATCATTTATGTAAAATAAGATTTATTGATAATAAATGGGTATTATATATTCCTTTAATATTTTGGTATGCAAATAACCCCGGTTTGGCTATTCCTACTATTGCAATGCCACATATTGAAATTAGATTACAATATACACTTAATCCTTTATTATATATATTATCAAATGATTTATCAAATACTACCTATGAATTTACAAAAATACCAGAAGTAAAATGCACATTAATTACAGAATATATTTTATTAGATACTATTGAACGGAAATTATTTGGAACATATAGTCATGAATATGTTATTGAACGATATAAAACTTTCCCAATCATTTATGTAAATAAAACAAATGTTGTATTAAATAAAAAGTTTCATGGATTAATTAAAGATATATATATGATTACACAACCAATTAATGATGATAAAACATATTATTCAAATATAATAACAAAGTATGATACAAGATATCAACAATATATGAATGCTTATAAATATTATTTGGAATATATTAAAAGTAATATTTATACATCAGAAGAACAGAAAAAATATGCAATTGATATTGAAATAATTAAAAATAATATGATTTCAATTAATAAATATTTTGCAACAGAAAATAAAACAAGTTCACCAGAAATAATTCAAATAAATAGAATAATTAATACATATGATAAATGGGCAATTTGGGATAATAATTTATTAAAATATATCTTGTATTTTGAAAATAAATATTTAACAGCACTTACAGATAGTCAAAAAGAAACTACATTATCTTTATATTTAAGATATATGTTCTCAAATAAAGTTATTATTAATGAAATATCTCCAATAGAATCTATGGTTTTTAAAGCTAATGGAACTGAATTGTTTGCAGAACGTGATTATTCTTATTTTACTAATGTTGTCCCTTATCAAAAATTTAATAATTCTCTACCAACAGGATATTATGTTTATACATTTTCATTATATCCATTAGATAAACAATATTCAGGACATTTAAATTTCACTAATTTTGATGATATTGTAATTAAAATTACATCTAATCCATTAGTATTATCTGAACAATATAAATTATCAACTATAGTAAAAGAATATAATATATTAAGAGTTATGAGCGGATTAGCTAGTTTAGCTTGGATATAAATTAGATACTAAATTGTAAACCACCAATTCCATTTTTTGTTTTAAATATATTATATTGAATACCATAACACCTACATACAGCAGTATTTTGATAAGTAATTATTTTATTCATTTTAATTTGTAGATATGCATCATCTATTTTACTAAAGTTTAAAGCACCTGAAGGTTGTAAATCTAAAGGATTTAATGCAAATGAATAAAAATAAATACCATTTTGAATACTATTTAATTTATGTTTATATTTTTGTAAATAAGTATAAAACTCTGGAGAACTTGAATTAATACAATTTATTGAATTAATAACAATTGTATTTTTATTAATTAGATTTTCTTCAGTTAATGTATATGGATATGTTGTATAATTAAAATGATCATTTAAATTTATATTAGATGATAATATAATCCGCCATACTAAAAATTTTATAGGATTTGTTAATGATAATTTATATGCTATATTTGTAGAATATATTATTTGTTCGGGTAATGTTTGTATTATTGGTATTAAATATTCATTTTCATTATTTATAAAATTAAATCTTTCAAAATTATCAAGATAAATATAATTAATTAATAAATAAGATGATATTAATGATGGCTTATTAAATTTAAAATAATCTTCATCAGTAACAACTACTGTATTTAGTTTAATATTAATAATAAAATTTGTTATTTCTCCTATTAATACTAATGTTGGATCATTTAATATTGTTGGAATGATAAATTTACCTTTAATTTGATTATAATATAAATTATTTGTAATTGGATCAAAATAAATAAATTCACCTATTATTTTAGTATTTTGATAATTTTGATAAAAATATTCACCTACTTTAAATAAACAAAAATTATTAGTAACTGTTATAAAATGACTAGGAGATATTCTATAACATTTATCTATATCATTAAAATCAACATGAATTTTAACATCATTATGAGTTAATGCAATTAATGGTAATGCTAAACCACTATCTAAACAAAACCAAAAAGATAATGGTATATGTAATTTTGTCATTAGTTTAGTTTGTGAAAATTCTGTATTTGTTGATATATTTCCTATCATTTTATTATAACCTGTTTTATGACCTATGCTTGTTGTTATTTCATGCCAAATATTTAACCAATCGCCATAATGACGATCAATTATAGAACCACCTATTTCTATTTCTATAAAATTTATTAATGCTAAACCTATTTTTTTTACCCATGCAAATTGTTTATTAATACTTGATGTATTTTCTAATTGAATATATGGTAATTCAACATATAAATACATCATTCCAACTAAATCTGCATTCTTTGCAACAGTTACTGTACATTTCCTACCAAAATCTGGTATTGTTTTAAAATACTGTGGTGTTGGTTCTATTGAATAATTTGTATGTCTTCTATAGGCTATTTTAAAAAAAGTAATCTCAGGCTGTGCTGATAAATAAAGGTTTTCTTTTCCTACTGATACAAGTAATAAAAGACCTACACCCATTATACCAATAATTAGAAATTCCGTCTTTATATTATTTAATTTAATATAAAATATATTGAGTTAAATAATATTTTATTGTGATAAGTCTACTAAATAACTGCATAGACCACCAACTTTATTTGTTTTTGAACAATATTTTTCTAATTTGTTTATTGCTATTTCAAACATTTTAAACATTTGATCTATTGTTTTATGTTTAAAAGCATATAAGCCATTAAAACTAGCATCATCTGCTCCTTTGTCAGATGGCTGATCTTTTACAACAGGTCCTATATCACTATTTAGAACTAATGCAAATTTCATTGCACCTTTAAGTGCGAATAAGATTTGTTTTTCTACTTTATTTAGATTTTCAATAACTTTATATATATGATCTAAATCTCCTTTGGCTATATTTATTCCATTTTGTGTTAATATAGTCTCTGTATTCTTAACAGTAGTATATAGCCATGCTGGCATTTCACCTGTATCTGTCAATTTTATTAACTTTTCAATATTTTTATAATGATCATAGAAATCTGTAGATTGTACATTATATTGGTCAATTTTGATACGATCACCACCAGCTTGATTACCACCTCTTAATGGACGTGAATGTAAGAAAAGTTGATTAAACATAGGATGCATTAATATATTAGGAGATCCTGCAATATGACGTAACATATGTGGAGATAACTTTTTAATCGCATCTAAACGCGCATTAATTTCTTCAACATGCTTATCTACTATTACTTTAACTTCGCCGAGAGCTATACGACCTTTGGGTTGCGATGGATGTAGATTGTTAGTCCCCCTTAGAAGAGCTAATACAGGTGATGGAGTTTTAGCTTCTTCTATTACAGTGTCACCAATTGCATCAGGATTTAATATAGCAGGTCTTGCATTTATTTGCCCAATGATTCCTTCAATTACAGCATTTAATGCCTCGTTTGCTTTAATAGCACCTACCGATGTTGTATCTAAACCTTCCTCCTTTTTTGATGCATACTCGTCTAATTTTTTATGCCATGCAGCAACAGTATCATACATAACTATTCCATTAACATCGACATGTGGAATTTTATATTTTTCTAAAGCTAGATGTGCTAAAAAAAGATTTATATTATCCAGATAATCAACTACACCCTTTGACCAAAATATGGAACTCTTTAAGAAGTCTGCACAGGCACCCACATTTTTCCCATTAATACAATCTTGTAAAAAGTTATTACAAAACGTTCTATAGTTAGGATTCTCGTCGTTAAGACCTGTAGCTTTACAGGCATCATCTATTGTAAAATCTTTGGCTCGTTTTTCTGTTCCATCGGGAGTTTGTATATATAATTGTTTATCTTCTTTTCTAATATATCTATAGTTCTCAACTGGTTTAATACTTTTATCATACTTCTTAAGATTATCTAACAGAGTTGAATTTAACGTTGTTAGTTTTGGTGTTGGTGATGGTTTAGTTGATGCATCATTCTCTACTTTTTCAATTTGATTTATAGCAGCTTCTACTTGCTTTTGTAAAAATCTATCCAATGCATAACTAGTAAATACTCTATTAGTTGGTAGTGGGCAATCCTTAGCAAAAATCTCGTCGCGATATGTTTTCATAATACCCTCATCAGGCATATCCGCAAAATTGTCATAATATTCGCTAGTGATAATTGTACCTTTGTATCCAAATAAACTCTCAATAATTTTTACTTTTGAATAATACTGACCTTTTATTGTGTTTGCCCATTCTTGGGGTTGTTCAATTATATCGGTTGTTCCATTTGAAATTTCACGTACAAACGTTTGAACAACTGCAATAGCAAAATTTCGTTCTCCTGCATCTGGCATTCCGGGTATAGTTTTAATAAAATTAATAGCTTCGCTAGAAACTAATTGATTATGTAGACGTTTTGTTAATTCACAAAGAAACACAAGCATTTCATTATACAAAGCTTCCTTATCAAACATCCATGATAAAGGTCTTTTAAATTGTACATTCCCCTCATCCTTCTTTATACGTTCAGATGTAGGTTTTATTACTCGTCCCCTATTGAGATCTATTCCTTTTTTAACACTAATCGACATGGTTCTAACTGCTGTATATGATTCACCTTCTTGTTTATTAAAATTTGCTTCTTTACGTAATTGAGCTATGAATAACTCTACACGATGATCTGGCTTACCTGGGTGTGCTGTATCATCAATGCCTCCTAGAAGAGGAATATACATACTATTAACATCAGTGCCATGTAATTTACTTGCTTCTGTGCGTTGCGCCAAGTAACCTGTAGTTGTAGGTAATGAACTTATTAGTGCTGCTTTTGCCGATGTTACTTTTGCTGCCATTATTGTTATTATATATATAATAATAGAAAAAAATTAATTAGATTTTTTTAAATATTTTTATAAATTTATATCTTAATTTATTATATAATAAATGAAAAATATTTTTTTATGGATAATCATAATAATTATAGGATTTATATTATATAATAATACGTATCCAATAACTGAACAATTTAAGGAAAATGATAAAGTAATAATAAAAGTATTTAATTTTAATACTTCTTGGTGTGGTTGGTCAAAAAAGTTTCACCCTGAATGGAATAAATTTACACAATTAATAATAGATAATAAATTAAATCATATACAAGCATATGATATAAAATGTGATAATGATTCTAATTCACAAATATGTAAAGAATATGATGTCCCAGGATATCCATATATAGTTATTGAAAAAATGACAAATACTAATAGTAAACCTGATAGAATTATATACGATCAAGACCGAACAGCAGAGACTTTATTATCATATATTAAACAATTATAATATTATTTTAATTCTTTAGAAATTTGTAATAGCTCACTATAAAATTCTAATTCTTTCATCCTATTTTTATCAATACCCTTATAACCCAATAAAGCACCATACCAAAATCCACCAATAGCACCAGTTGAATCATTATCACCTGGATGTATAGATACTAATGTTAAAAAAGTATCAAAATTAAATATAATATTAGTCATATCTAAATTAATACTACCTGGCGTTGACATTGACATTAATAAACAATCATATGCATATATACAGACATCTAAACCAGTTGCACCAATTTTATTCCAATTAAAATTTTTTAACTCTTTTAAACTCTCACCTTTTAATGTCATTTCTTTAATTTTTTTATTTGGATGAAATCCTAATAAAAAATCAATTCTATCTCCTATAAAAATACAATTGTCTAATGTATTTTTAAATTTAATTTTATTAATTCTAAGCTCTTTATACCGCTTCCAATATCCCATATATATATCTAAATCATTTATATTATGTCCTGCTTCAGTAGGATAATATTTATGAATTATTTTTTTATTATATAATGTAATTAACTCATCACACCATAACCAAGGATCAATATTATTAATTGCAAATGCTGTAAATAAAGCAGTTACCATTCCGCCTAAAAATCCTAAATAATAATTATGTGTTAACCTTGATGATAGGATAGATTGTTCAATAACTTTTTCAATGTTATTATGCCATTTAATACCAATGGGTCCTGTTCTAATTGCAGCACCATTACCACCCATCGATGAATTAACTTCTATATTTTTTAATTTATAACCTTTTTTTAATTTACTAATAATCTCTAATGTCATAATTCCACTAACACGTTTCTTATCATATAGTAAATCATAATACTTAACAAGTGATTTAATATAATTATCTTCATCTCCACCTTTTGCAATAGCATCGCCAATAGCTAATATTAATATAGTATCATCAGAGGCATACCAATTTTTAATATTAATATTGGATCCCCCTAATATTAAAAAATGTTGAACCATAGTATTTAATATTTCAATATATTTACGTATATCAGGTGTTTCTAAACGATAATTAAATTCCCATATAGAGTTTTTAAAACCAATTGTTTCAAAATAAGAAGAAAGCATTAATGCTGCTTCTGTTTTTTCTTGTAATTGAACCATATTATTATACACTATAAAAACTATTTAAACTAAATTTTATTTTGTATAATAATAAATGTCTATAGATTTTAATACATTAAAATATAATTTATATACTATTCTAAATGTTCCAAATGATGCCGATAATGTAACAATAAAAAAGAAATTTATGAAAATTATTAAAAATTTTCATCCAGATAAAAACACAGAATTAGAAGAAGAAATATATTATCATATTATATTAGCAAATCAAGTTTTATTAAATAAAGAAATGCGTAAAAATTATGATTTATTTTTAGATCCTAATATAAATACTTTTATTGATTTGAAAGAGTCATTTAATAAAATAAAAGATATAAATACACCACCAAGTAATTCCGGATCAATAAAAGAATTTACAGATAAATGTGATTTATTAAATAAGAAACATAATGCAGTATTAGATACAACACCTGATTTTTTAGATACAGAATCTATAATGGAACGATTAGAAAGAATTACACAAGAACGAAGTAATATTAAAATTATGAAAGAAGACATTAAAAATGATAAAGATTTTAATAATAAATTCAATAATAATAAAATAGATGGTAAATTAAAAGATCAAATTATAGAATATAATCCATCATCAGATTTAGCAACATATACAAGTCAAGAAAATTATACAAATATAGATGATATTGATAAATTATATGTAGAAGATACAATACAATCTACAAAATTTTCAAGTCTAAATCGTGCATTTTTATTACATCCAAATATATTAGAACAAGATGATAAAAAATCATTAGATGAAAAAATAAAAGATTATAAAAAACAATCTAATATAATTACAAATAAAAAAATATAAATCATTATATATAATGAATACGGAATGGAATTTGGAATTAGATAAATATTATATAGGTGTATGTAAATTAGATTCTAAATATAAAAAAATAATTAGAGATAATCCGCATTGTAGTGAATTTTTTTGCACATTAGATATATGTGTAAATATAACAAACTGTATTAAATATTTAATACAAAATAATCTGTTTAAACCAAATCCTTTTCTTAAAAAACATGAGAAACAATTATTAGATAAAGAAATGAACAATCCTAAAAATTTAAAAAAATGTGATATAGATGGTTATTTATATGATTTTATTACTAGAACATTTAATCCTAATGAAAAAACTTATGTTGATAAATATGTTTTCGAATTAGATAAATATAAAACAATAGATAATTTTTATAAACAAAAATTTACATATAAATTAAAAGATGTTCCTTATGTTATAGAATATGGAACAACTTATCCAAAACCAAAATCAGTAATTCATTGGGGTCAATTAAAATTATTTTTAACAACATTACAATTTTTAATTAAATATATTAGTGCTAGTGATCCACTTATAAATATAATATATGCTGGTTCTGCACCTGGTAGTAATATAGCATTATTAGCAGATATGTTTCCTAATACAAGATGGTATTTAATTGATCCCGCGCCATTTATACCTGAATTACATAAACATAAACAAATGATTGAAGTTAAAAATGAATTTTTTACAGAAAATTTAGCAAAATATTATTATAATTTATTTAAAAAAAGAGATAAATTAAGTAAATTATATTTTATTTCAGATATACGATTGAGTCCTGATGATGAGTCAGTTATAAAAGATAATAATATAAATATAGTATGGCATAAAATAATACAACCAGATTATAGTTTCTTAAAATTTAGATGTCCTTATGATGGTGAATATTATGATTATTATAAAGGTGACATTTATATTCAACCTTATGCACCGCCTTCATCAACCGAATCTAGATTAGTATTAAAAAAAGAATTAGAAAAAGAAAAATATAATATTAATGAATATCAAGGTAAATTTTTATATTTTAATCGTGTTATAAGACCTGCATATCATAAACAAACAATTAAACAAAATAAAGAGTTTGATCATTGTTATGATTGCACATTTTTTAGTAAAATAATAAGTGAATATTTTGATAAATTTAATTTATTTGCTAAAAAAGTATTTCCTAGTCATAATAGTGATACATCAAGTTTTGATAATGGAACACTAGATGTATTATCAACAATGTATTTAATTAAAAATAAATTAAGTAAAACAAGCAATGATAGAATAAAACATACTAATATACAAATAAGACACAATATTAAATAGAAATTGATTTATTTAAATTTATAATAGCAACACATATTTAATCTCTAAAAATAGCAATATAATGATTACTACCACCAGTTTGTTTATTTGATTTCCATTTGATTTTTAGATTAGTTTTTTCATTAAACTCACCACAATCATTTATTAAATCTTTTAACATATTAATATCTGTTTTATAGACTTCTTTATATTTTCTATATTGATATATTTTAGCATATGATTTTATACATCT